CCAACGATCTGACGCTCAAGCCCGACCATGTCGTTCTCGTATGCGCCCTTTGGAACAAAGAACACTGTGTAGGAAGCTTTTGCGGTATCAATTGCACCTGCGAGTGTAGCACTTGCGCAAGTCATAGTGATAGTGCGAGTGGAAGCTACAACTTTTGTAACTGTGCAAGTTGTGTTAGTAGAGTCCACAATCTTTGTGATCGTACCAGCGTTGTTCTGATATGCTTCGAGAACCGCTCCTACTGCGCCGCCCCAGATACCGCCTGACCATTGAGCGAGGTCGATTACTACAGTCTGAACCGCTGTCGCTGCCGAAGTTGAAAACGCTGTTCCCCAACCGGTTGTTGATTTTCCATAGAGCATGGAAATTTCAAGGTAGCGAGAAAGTGAATCATACATAACTCGTGCACGAAGCGTTGCCTCTGTGATGAAGCTTTGCTTGGAGTTAGCCATCCTGTTTGCTACGGACTCAGAAATTTGAGTTAGCAAAATTATTGGGGCCGCGTCAACTTCTATCTCGTCATACGAAGCTGCGCTTGCGCTGTTAAGAGCAAATACTGTCCCGTCGCCATATGTAACTCCGTTTTCGTGGCTTAACTGAACAGGAACAAGGTATTTTCTACCTTCTTTTGTCGCTTCTGTAATTTCTGGGATCAAAGACATTAAAACGGCGTTACTGGGTAGCAAAGTTTGGGCTTTGTCTTGAATATACTTAAACTGTGTATTCAGACTTGTAAGTGTATTTTCACCGGCCATGGTAAAATTCTCCGAATAAATAATTTTAGATAAAATAATAGATACAAAAACAAACTTTTGAGTTCGCTATGCTTTGATTTGTCGCCTCGGTTATCCACTGATTTTTTGGTGGAGCCTACTACGAGATCGATATGCTTTGCTTGGTCTCATCTACTATTATAGATAGGGCAGGAAAAAATTCAATACTCTATCGGCCCATCATCTCGCGTCTAAGCTGCCGCTCCCATTCCACACCCGAAAGCTTCTTCTGCTTTTGCTCTCCCTTGGTCATTCCTTTACCGGGGACAAACTTATAGCCACTCTCGGGAGTCGTAGTTTTAAGCCTTTTAATGTCAGATTCGCGAATTTTCTTAAGAATCTTCTCTCCAAGAATTTTCATAATCTGGTCGCCTTCCATCGGTTCAAAAAGTTCTGACACGTCTTGCATATAGTCTGAGTATACGGCGTCAGCGTACTCGCTTGGGTCACGGTTCACGCCTGCCTCAATGTCTTGCGTGAGATAGTCAACCATGCGGCGAACTGTTCCCGTGGTTTTTGGAAGCCGGGAGTTTGTGAGAGCTGTCGTCACTTTCTTATCGTAGTCTTCCATGAGAAAACTATTTTCCTGCTCTTCTTGCTGATGCTGTATCTGCTGCTGCTTTTGCTTCTCTTGCTCATCCCATTTCTGGGCTTTACTCTGCGCTTCTCGCTGCGCTTTTTCCTCGGGGCTTGTCTGCTCGTCTTGGATCTTCTCCCACAAGAACTCTTCAGCAGCTTTTCGCATTTTATCACTAAGCTTGGGGTCTCTAAGTACAGATCCAGGGTCATCTTCAAGCCTTTTAAAAAAATCCTCGGCATCCTTTCTCATCTTCGCAGCTTCTTGCCAAGTCTCCGTTGCTGCCGCTCCTTTTTGTGCATACTCGTGATACTTGGCATCATCAACTTCGAGCTCGCGCCCTTTGATCTTAAGCTTTCTTCGTGCTTCGGCTGCTTTTTCTTCCTGCACGGCCTCGGCTGCCTTTGGGGCAACCTCCTTCGGCTCTTCTTTCTTGTCCTCTTTTGGGACAACTGCTTTTTCCTTGGGCTTATTCCAAGCCGGGTTTGTACCTGGAGGGGTCGCATTAAACCCCTTCATATCTTCTTCTGATAGTCCTTCTTCTGTCTCGATCTCTGGAGATGTTGTCTCAACTTCACTCATTGCATGTTTCCTTTCATCTGTTCATATCCTTCTTGTGCGTTCTCATCAGACCCAGCAGGAAGACCCGGCATCCTCGGCTGCTGAACCTTTGCTGCTTCTTGCTGCATGGGGGTCTGGGCGTTAGCCATCGCGGCCATGTTGCTGGGAGGTGGTTGCATCTCTTGACCAGGAGCCCCCGGCATAACTGGACCCATTGCCATAGGAAGAGGGCTCTCCCCCATCCACGCTAAGAGACCTGGGTTATTGTTCTGAAGCTGCATAGCCATATTGAAATGATCCATCATGTGCTGAGTCACGATCACAGTAAGCTGCGCATCTTTTCTTGCGTCAGGGTTTCCAAGGATAGCTCGGTGTTCAAGGTAATGAAGTTTGTGGTCATCGGATGCAAGCATGATAGGGGCGCGGTAGTCGCGCATGTCCTCATTCTCAGCTTTGATAAGAATGATCTCGCTCATCTCGCTTTCGTAAAGAGACTCAAGGTTACCGGTCGCTACGCAAGAGATGTACTCCCTTGCGCTTCGGATAAAACCCGATTGAAGAAGATCTTGGGCGATCTGCATTTTGCCACTCGGGGTTTTACTGACTGCCGACGTGGTCTCAACGATAACGCGGTCGATGTTTGATAAGTCTTTCCCGGTGTAGGTTTTCATGAGTGGCCGGTTGAACTTACCAGCAATGACGGCCTGCTTCTCGTAGTCAACAAAGTCCTGAAGGATATGGATGAGGCCCGTACCCACGGATTCTTGTAATTGGTTGTAGCTGTTCTGTAGATCCGAGGAGAAGGTCAGGGCCTGGGCCGCAACGAATGCAAGTGAAGATCCAGACTTTAGTGTTGTAGGAACCTCACCTCGGTTCACCGAGCTTACCCCGGAGATCGTTTCCATGATTTTTTCAAGCCGCTCGATAAACGCAAAGACCTCCTTTGGAGTGCTCAACATCTCGAGAACCTCCGGCTTTGTGACGGACTCAAGAAGATTAAGGCCCCCTGCAATCTGCATCTTTGTGAGCTGGTTGCCCGGTGGCTGCCAAAAATTCTGCACCCCACTTGATAGCTGATTGCTGCACACAATGGAGTAGAGCTTATCGACAATCTGCTGAATGCCTAGAAGGTCAAAACTCACGGTGTAGCCAAATGGTGTTCCGATGAGATCACTGGCCGAGATTCGGTATATGGGCGGCTCTTTGAATGCAAGAGGGCCATCGAATAAAACAGTCCCATCTTCCAAAAACACAGTGAACCTGCCTTCAGGTATCGCATCGGTCTTGCTGTGAATGAAGCTGTAGACATCAATGAGCTCGGTGTGATTGGTTCCTACCCCCGCTGCTGGAATGATCTTTGTGGGGTCGACATAGCGCCGCCCACTCGTGACATCGGTTGAAATGTTGAGTATCTGCTCTTCGGCATGAGGATACTTAACGGCAATATCAAACCTGTTTTTGCAGTCGTGGCAAATGTACCAATCAACATCGGTGTTAGGATTGGTAACATCGCGAATAACGTTAAAAGGGTGATAGTTCTCGCACGTAACATCCCCTTCAAAGCGAAGATTTCCGTCTTCAGAAACCCCATACTCTTTGCCTTTTCTTTCATCCCAGTCGATGCGAATGAATCCCTCACCAAACACCAACGCGGTTTCAACCGCATTACGTAGATACTTCTCAATCTTCTTCTCTCTCATATAGTAGTCTATGATCCCATCCCCGAGGTAAGCTTGGGAAAGCGACTCACTATCCGAGTTTACCGCCCTGCATTTGAGCTGCGGCCTTTGATTTGTGGTAAGAACCAAAAGATGCGTGATGAGGTTTCTAAGGTGATTGACCTTAATGCTTGCCATCTCGCCCTCGGCCCCAGATTGCCGTATTTTGCCGATTGCAAAAATACCAAATCCCGATAACGCGGTATCATCCAGCAGCCCGTAGTAGCTGTAGAACGATCTTCTCCAGAGATCGACCAAAGCCGAGCTCGTGAGATACGAGTAGTATTCTGATACTTTGCCCGAAAGCCGATCTCCGATCTCTTCAATGGGGGCTGCTGCAAAATAAGTCTTATTGTCTCTATATTGCCTCATGTGTTTATACTCCGAAAAGTGAGCGAAGGGTTTCCGCGCTCTTTGTTTGTTGACGGTTTGTTGGATCGATGTAGTGGGTATGCGGAAGGGCGTTGCCCCAAATCGGGAAAGGATTTGTTCTAACGGCGTGACGATAGCCGTAGACAAGGGCCATGAATGCATCCATATGCCCGAGAGTAGACGTTCGTGCTAGATCGGTATGCGTGTTATTAAACGTGCCTGATCTCAGGGTTCGGATAAGGAGGTCGCACCGGGGATGAACCTCAAGTTCGCCCCTGCAAAGAGCAACACGAATTAAGTTAACCGACGGGTCGAGCTCTTCCTTTGTCGGCAGCCCCACTGGGTATTTGTGTTGAAGCATGAAGTCGACTCTGAGCTGTCCGTCTGAGTCAACCCATCTACCCTGAAACTTAAACTTTTGATTGGATAGATAACTCCTTTCCATAGCTGAGGCCGCGTCAACCATTGTACTAGATCCGGTTTCAGGGTCGAACTGTCTCTCATCCACAACAAGAACTTTCGCCCTAACAAAGTCAAACGCCATGAGAAGGAATACAGATTTATCACGTACGCCCCCCATATCACCGCCGATCCATACGTTACAAAATTCTGGTAGATCGAACTCTTTAACATGTCTTTTTTCATCAAATTCAGGTGCCAGGATAATTGTTGCATCTCTAATTTGTTCACACATGTACTCCCGCCGGTAATCGGGCGAATCTACGCCGCCGCATAGTTTAATGATCGCCGCTTTTTGTTGTGGCGTGATCTTTTTGTTGTCTTCAATGGTAAAGCAAAAAAAGGCGTTTTCTGCCTCGGCATCAGGAATAATAATGAGCTGAA